AGATCCTTTTGCAAAAGAAATAGTTGAGAAACTATTTAATGCTCCATATGAATATTTTCTAAGTGGTTCACTTGTATTGAGAAAATACGGTAGAGTGGTGAGAGCTTTGAGTGAAGACTTGCATGATATTGATGGTGTAATAAGTCTGGAGCAATTTGAAAGTGAAAAAAATTCAGATCAATTTTTGAAATGGATTGAAGAAAGAGGTCTTCCTTTAAGTAAGGAAAGAAGTAAGAAAAACTCTGAGCAGTTTGTAAAAGAAATGATGCCTTATTTAGAAGGGCAATCTTGGTATCAAGATTTAAAAAAACAATTTCCTTCATGGACATTTGAAAATGCATTTATTGGCCGAGACCATAGAAAAGGAGAATCAATAACTATTAGTGGTTATGTTGAACATCCTACTGAAGTGGAAAATGTACAGGATGTAACTGAAAGTTGGGGTGGAAGACTTAATGAACGTACTGAAACTAGACCAAAAAGATATGTACTTGATTTCTTTTTAAGAACACAAGAAGGAAACTATCCAGAAGTATTTGATCATTATTATAAAGACTGGAAACAAATCTTTGAAGCTAAGATCAATATGGGCCGTGGAAAAGATTTGACTGACTTGATATACTTTCAACCATTTAAAGAAGATAAATACAAGTTTACCAATAAAGGTTTTAGATATTTTACATTTGCTGATGATGTGATTAATGATATGCCGGACACAACTGAATTTAAAGTTGATGAGCAAGCTATAAAAAATCAAAGATCCAAAGAAGCAGCTAATGCATTAGGTCAAAAAATTGCACAAGCTTTGGGAGTACAATACATGTATATAACAGATGCCCAAGCAAAACAAATTCTTGAATCTAGAAAGAAAACATACAATGGTGAACCGGCTTTCTTCTTTGGAGGTACTGTATATATAGTTGGTGATAATGTAAACTTTGATACTGTACTCCATGAGTTATCTCACCCTTTGCTAAGAGCAATAGGTAGAGAAAATCCTGAGTTGTTTAACAATTTATACAGTGCATTAAAAGCTACACCAGAAGGTGATATCATAATCCAGCATGTCAAAGATAATTATCCGGAGCTTTCTGAAGAGAGCCCTCTATTTAAAGAGGAAGCATTAGCTTATGCATTACAAAGAAAGGCAGCAAACAAAGTAACCAATCAAATTGAATCAATGGGGTTTGAAGGTTTCATTGGTAAGCTACTTAATGCATTAAGAGATATGCTTAAAAAAATCTTTGGAGCTAAAACAAGAGTTTCTGATATTGATGTTAATACCTCAATAGATAAACTTGCAGATATGCTCTTAGAAGATTCATTTGAGTATGAAACTAATTTTGTTACCAATGATGATCTTGTAGCATATGCGCGGGAGATAAAAGAGATGGCTGAAAAGCTTACTAAAGATGTCAAGGCTGAAAAAATACAAGAGAGTCTTAATGAAATGTATGCAACTACTCAGTTAGTATATGAAAAGGCTATGAATTTTAGAACCAGATCTCCTCAGTATCAAAGGATGTTAAAAGAAACATTGTTTGTTAGAGGTGAAACTAATGAGTTACTTCCTAAAATTAAAAGAACCTTATACGGATACCAAACAATTTCTGCTCAAGAAAGGTTTACTATTGATGAAGCTGTTAAGAATGCAGTAGAAGCTGAAAGAATGAGAAGTGAGGACCTTATTAATAGGGCCCGCAGTTTTGTAAATACAATGGGTATTGTAAATAACATTGCTAAGAATATCTATCAGGATTTAGATGCAATGCAAAGAAGTAATTCATTTACTTCTAGAGATGCTGTAGCTTTATTATTCTTATATAGAAGTACAATTAGATCATACAATGACATGTTTGAGTCATTTGATGAGATGATTGCTCAAGAAGAAGGTTTTGATATAACTCAAACTAATGACATAATTGATCTTATAAATGAGGCCAAGAACAACTTGATGCGGTCTGATAAAAAAATCCGTGACATTTATAAAGCCAACAGTGTAGATTTCTATGTAGAGGTAACTGGGTACATGAATGACTTCTTAAAAGAAGAGTTAGGTAAAAACCTAAAGAATGCATTAACAGATAAACTTACTGAAGCAGAAATAGAAGAGCTCTATTCTATGGCTATTACTCAGAAATTAGATAACCAAACTGCTGAGGAATTATATGAGAAACTAGAAAAGAAAGGTGTTGAATCTAAGTACATTAAAAAGTTTATTGATGAGTACAATGCTTTCTTAGTTAATCAAGATAAAATTACTGATGGTCTAAGTGGTAAACTTAGAGACGTAAGTTGGTTCAATAGATTTTTTGAATCATACACATCTAGTAATGATCCTATAGTAGGTGGATTAGCTATTTTTATCAATGATCAAAAGACAGAAGCTTCTCAAAGGGCCCTGGATAAGTCATATAAATTTAGAAAAGAACTTGAACCACTTTTACAAAAGGTTGGTTACACCACTTTAAAAACTAGACAGTTAACTGACATGTTGATGTTTAAGGACAAGATACTATATGTTGATCCTAAAACAAAGAAGCCAATTGAAAAAGAAGTATTTACTTTTTTAAATGAGTTTGGTAATGGTTGGAGATACAAACAAGATTTACTTGAATATCAAGTAGATGAAGCTTTTGCAACTGAGGATGCTGACAAGATACGAACTGCTACTGATGCATTAAGAAAGTTCAAAAAAGACTATATGTGGGATGATTACATTCCAGAGTTTTATGAAAAAGATGCTGTCTTTGAAAAGCATGGTGAACTTGGTAAAATGGCATGGGTTGCTAGAAAAATGGCTCTGGATAAGTTTAATAATGAATCCAATGAGATTACTGATGAGCTTGAAAGATTCCAAAAGTACTCAACTCTTCAAGAGTTATGGAGAGAATATCAAATGCTTTCTTCATTAAAATATGCAGATGGAACTTCTAAAGTAGATGATCCTGCAAATGATATTTATGATTTAAGTATTGCAAAAATATTGCTTGAGCATAAAGAAGCTACAAAAGATTACTATGAGTTTACTCCAAGACCTGGTTCATTACAAACATCATTCAATCAATTTTTAAGTTTGTCTGAATCTAATGGTACTACAGGAGAAGATTTAGTTAAGGCTAAAGATGAATGGATCAAACAAAACATTAGAATAGCTTATACTCAAGAGTTCTATGACTCTAGAAAAGAGTTAACTGAGAAACTTAAACAAATACAAAGTAAAGTAAATGCTGCAATAGGTTCTGAGTTTGATATAAGTAATGCATACAATGAGATTTATAACTTAATGTTTGCATACAAAGATCAACAAGGACAACCAATTCCATCTGAACTTGGTGTTGATAAAATGAAAATGATTAAAGACCTTAATCAAAAAATTATTGACTATAAAGCTTCATTTGACACTAAGACTGGTTTGTCAAGAGATGATGCTGAGGAACTTGAAATGTATATTGCAATCAATAAAAAAGATCCAGCAAGATTAACTCCTGAACAAAAATTAAGATACAGAGAGTTACTAATGGAACAAACAAAAACAGGTTTGTCTCTTGCAGAAGTTGCAACAATGCAGAGTATTTATGCTGAGTTGTCTTCTTTAACACAAAAGGTTGCTACTGAATACTACATAGATTCATTAAATGAAAATTTACAAAGATTGAATGTAGCAACAGTTACTGCGGACCAGGTGGATGACTTTGTTAATAGTGAGGAGATGAAAAATCTTCTTGCAAGTGATGGTAAATTTGTTGATTGGTTTAGAACTAATCATGTTTCTAGAAAAGTAAAAAATAGAAAGACCCGTAAAATGGAACTCAAGTATGAGAGAACCATGGCTAACTCTATTGCTATTCCTAAGAATGAAAAATACTATCAAAAAACCACACTCTTTAATGAGTTAACTGGTAAAGAAGAAACATTCCGTGGTATTCCAAATGCAAGACACTCTGTATATAGAGTAAAAGACAAGTATAGAACTGGTTATAATCCTGCTACAGGTGAAGTTAAACTAGAAGTTGGAGTTCATATTGATAATAAAGGTCAACCATTACCGAGAGCTTTTAAAATGGGAGACAAGAATAGTGCTGTTAATGAGGATTTCATTAATAAAGATTACATGAGATTGAAGGAACAACCAAACAGTCCTAGATTTCAGTTACTTGAGTTGATGAAGAAAGCACATCTATCATTCCAAGAAGATAAATCTAATAAGTCTAAGCTTTATTTGGACATGCCAAGATATGTTCTTAGAGATAACTTATCTAGATTACAAGCTGGTAAGTTTGGTGAAAGATACAATCAAATTAAAAAAGGTATAACTCAGTCATTAAAAGATAGCTTTGGACAAGCAGTTGATGAGAATGAACTTGAGCATAACTATGAGAGAGATAATAATCTTCAAGAGTATAGATTAGTAAATACTGATTTAAATTCTGAAGAGATATCTTATATTCCAGTATCTGGTATGTATAATCTTGAGACAGACAATACTGATCCAGATGTAATTCGTGGTATGTTTAAGTATTTACTTTCTCTTGAGACTCAAAGCAAGCTTCATGAAACATTACCTCTTGTTAACTCTATCTTAGAAACATTAGCAGATCCTGCCAATGCACCTAAGACTCCAAACACATATAGCAAGACTATTAATAAAATAAAAGGTAAACTTCAGCACACTGTAAAACCAGGAGCAAGTAATAATAGACTTGGTCAAGTAAGATCTTTAATTGAAAGAGAGTACTATGGTAAACAATTCAGTGGAGAAGGGAGCTCTGTCTACCTAGATAAATTCATTGGTCAATTACAAAAGCTTTCAGCAAGAGCATCCTTGGCTATTAATATTCCTTCAGATTTAAAAAACAGATACGGTCAGATTGTACAAAACATGATTGAATCTGCTGGAGGTGAATTCATAACACCTAAGGATTTAGCTCAAGCTAGATTGTGGGCTGCTACATCAATGCTAGAATGGTCTTCAAAAAGTGTTTACACTAAAGGAGTACCGGCACTTTCTTCTCAGATGATTGAGATGTTTGACTCTGCATTTAAATTCAAAGATGACTTTGGTAGATCTGTTTCTAGAAACATGGGTAAAGACATAATGAATGGTGAGTGGATGTACAACATTAGAAAAAATCTAGAGATGGAGGCTGCTTTACAATTATTTGGAGCATTTTTAAATGGCCAAAAAGTAGAGCAAAAACTTTCTAATGGTAAGACCATCACTGTTAATTATAAAGATGCTTGGCAAATAAATAAGGATACAGGTATTGCAGAATTAAAACCAGGTATTGATCCAGCATGGAGTAATAGAACTATTACACATGACTTTCAAAAAGGTCAGACTCTAGAGCAAATTGCTGCAATGTATGGTGTTACTGTAGATGAACTTAAGCAAAGAAACAAGATTGTAAATGCATTAGAATTTGAAGACGGGCAAGAAATAATTATTGCTAGATCAGAAAAATTCAAACAGTTCAGAAATAAATTCCAAGGTGTTTCACATAGACTATATGGAGCTTATGATGACTTTGCACAATCTGAAGGTAATTTATATTTACCATATAGAATGTTTACCTTCATGAGAAAGTGGTTCATTCCTATGCTTACCAATAGATGGGGTGCTAGTGTTGAAATTGAAAATGGTAAATTCTGGTCTCCTAAACTCAATAAAAGATATGACTGGATGACTGGTAAAACCAACCTAGGTTTCTATCTTAATGCATACCTCGGAATGAAGGAGTTAATTAAGAGTAAAGGAAAGTATTGGTCATACATGCCTGAAGATCAGAAGAGAGATTTAATGAGGACATTGGCTGAATCATTATTTATTATAACAGCAGCTCTCTTAGCTTCAATGTTATTTGGATATGATCCTGATGATAAAGACAGATTCAAAAAATTAGAAGAGAGATCTGGGGCCCTTGGAACTGATGATTTCAAAACATGGGGTTTCATGCAAAATCACATGTTGATTTTATTATTAGGAACACAAATGGAGTCTTCAGCTTTTATTCCTCTTCCTACAATGTTTGGAGTAAATCTTGGAGCTGATGACTATATCAAGATTGCTACAACTACCACATCTTCATTTGGAAATACAGTAAGTTTGTATGCAAAAATGCTTGAGGATGTATTCAAATTAATGACATTTAATGATAAAGCCTACTATAGTAGAAAAGAAGGTGAGTATTGGTGGCAACAAGAAGATGTTCCAAAAATATACGGAAGATTACTTAAATCTGTTGGTATAACTGGTTCAACTGGAGATGTTACTCAATCACTTGAAGGCTTAGAAAATGCAGGTAAACTTAAATAATAAATAATGGCAAAGGCAACAACAACAGCAGGAAGAGCATACATTAAACCAAAGGTTTCCCGTCCCGGGGTGCATGCTAAAACAAAGACTTCTAAATCTAAGAGGTCTAAGAACTACAAAAAAGGTTATAAGGCCCAAGGTAGGTAAGAAAAAAAAAGGGGAGAGCCATTACAGCCCTCCCCATTCTAATTCAAACAACTGCCAAAATAGATCTAGTGTTTCTTCTTCTACTTTTTCTTTTGGCCAAGTTTCTATATCATCCTGAAAATGATTAGTATCAAATCCAAATACCCACCAATCTTCAGGTGCATTTACACCATCTCCAAAGTCTGAATAAGTCAATCCACCATGAATACTTATTTGTTGAGCTTCATCCTCAAACATATAATAAACTTCATCATAATCTTTTTTATACAAAATATGGCTAGGTGGTACTGCCACATAACCATTTCCCCAACCTTTTTTCATTACGGGATATCCATCTCCCCGTCTCCAATGTCTATTTGGAACTACATACCATATCATAATTCACCTCCTTCATTTTCAAAGAAGTCTAGGACTTCATATTGATTTTTAAAATGTATCACTTTAAAATTCTTTTCTTCAAAATCATATCTAACTACAGATAAAGTTTTCAAAGCTTCATGAAAAGAACATGCTTTACAAACAATGCATTTACCTTTTGCACTTTTGATTTGATAGTTTCTCTTGTTATCCTTATACTTTTCTAATGGCTTGTCTATATGGCAATTAAAACATTTAAGAGTCTCCATCATCATCATCTTCACAACAGTCACATTTTTCATTTGTAGCTGTTAATCCATACTGATTATCATACCAATCTCTAGCTTCTTTTTTACTAGGTTGGTCAATATCACCACTAGCCATTGCTTCCGCTCCAGCAAGGTAGGCTTCAATCATTGCTTTCCTGAATGTTACTGGATGCATCTGTGTCAATTTTAATAAATTTACTTAACTCTGGTCTGAAGTATCCTGGGCCCTTAAGAATCTTTCCATCTTCTCTCAGTACTGGTTTGCCATCTTCACCAAGTTTACTCATGTTACTTGCTTGAATCTCATCAAATACATCTGTTATAATGTGTTGCATACCATGTTTAAGAATAGTTCCGCAAAGAATGTACAACTGATCTCCTAAAGCATCTGCAATCTCTACTAAAGATTTGTTATAACATGCTTCTAGATACTCATCATTTTCTTCTTTCATCAGACTATGTCTTAGATCATATTCTGCATTAGGTAATAATGCTGGCCATCTACCATCTGTCTGTCCAAATGCTTTGTGGAACTCTGCCACTGCTTTTAATTGTTTTTCCATATGTAAATTTAAAAAAAAGGGGATAGCCGAAGCTACCCCCTAGGTGATAAATCAATAAATCCTTATTAGCTAACAAGGATATCAAAAGAAATCTGGAGTATTATCTACTTCAGATTCCGTGTCATTAAAATCTAAATCAAAGTCATCATCAAATGAATTGTTTGAGTTATCTGTAACAACTACAGCCATTTTAGTATTTTCATTAAGATCAATTGTATCAATTACAACTGGAGCCTCAAATGTATTACCAACTGGATCAGTATAAACTACAGTTTCATCTTGGGGAAAAATGTCCGTTGAATTTTCTTCCTCAATTTCCCTTTCTGTTTCTGCATCATGTGCAGCACAGGGAGCTATTGGAGTCAGTAATGAATCTAACACAGCATCATCATCAGCATCTATATCAAATGGAACTTCCTCAGCTTCATTAGAGTCTTCAATGATTTCTTCTGACTGGTGCAAAACCTCTGCACTTTCAACCTCATCTTGCACCACCTCTTCTTCAGTTAACGGATATTGTGTAATTATTTCATTAATACAGTCTTTAATTTCTTGTTCTGCAGGATGAATACTAGGTTCTAACACAGAGTCATCTCCTGTAACTTCAGCAATCTGCACTAATAAGTTTGTCTGGTTCTCAGGCTCACCATAGTTAGATACTAATGGATCTACAACAGCTACACTAACATTGTTAATAGGCTGAATTACCTGTGCAGGTACACTGCACTGCTGAAAATTACCAATAGTTGAAATGAAATAATGAAGAATCCTTTGATCTTCCATCCAAGTTTTAGGATGTGATAACTGTAATGCATTAGTCACATAGTTATAGAATGCCCATAAACTATCACTGCTTGTAAATACATGTACTGGTTTCTTCATTTGATCTCTGATCATACTAGCTTGCTCTGTAGTAAGAATCTCATACTCCGCAAACAATACTCCTAAGAGCTGAGACTGTTTTCTTCTATTAAGTGTTACAGTTTCCATTGTAGCTTTATCAGAACACAATTGAGTATAATACATATGAGCATTAGCAATATACTGATCAATTGTATCTTGTGTTTCTTTATCTGCAGTTCCAGTATGCTTTCTAACCCATGAACCAACCTCTCCAGAAATCATAACTGATCCTGTTTGATTTATGTAAGCACCAACTACACATTTAAACTTTACTTGTTTATTATAACTGTTTGTCCAAGCAAACATCATTGACAACTCTGGGTCATTATTAAAGTTTAGTTTATAAATTCCCTGAGCAATTTGTCCGTCAGCAGTACATCTGTACTCCTCATCTACAATCCCAAACCCTGCAGCAGCAAGGGCTTGATAAGCATAATCAATTACAAACTGATGGCTAATTACAGTGTAAGTAGCAGCATGTTGTGGTAAAGGCACACTTACTAAAGTGGCCTTTGTTGTGTTTTGTATTTTCTTTGGCATAATTAAAATAAACTTAATTGGTTTACCCTAGGAGTAAAATTCTCTATTTCTTTATTTACTTTATCTAGGTAGTAATCATAGTTAATATTATATTCTTCAATTCCTTTTTCTTCATGGTCAACATATAATGTTTGAAGCCACTTTCCGGCCTCAATCTGTATTTGTCTACCATCTGTTTTATGTGTCTTAATAATCTTGCTACCAATTTTAGACATATAGTATCTCAATGTATGTTGTAGATCAGTGGTTTTATACTCACGGTCTTCTACAAAGTGTTCAACAAACTTCCATTCACCTTTAATCTTTACACCACCACAGAAATCAAATATATTACTGTTTGATGTGAGTGTAATCCAAGGTTCAATCCCATGTACAAAATAATAAAACAAGGTTTTGGGAACAACTAGAAAGCTTTTGTTTTTATGAAGAGCTAAGTTGTGAAACTCAAACCGGCCTTTACATTTTGTATTGGCATAATAGAACTTATCATTCTCTTCTTTAAAGAGATCATGTGGATATTCTTTCTTCAGTTTTTCATACACATCTTTATGTACCTCTCCATATTCAGAAACTGCTATGTAGTTATTTACATCACCAAGAATAATCTTTTGATATGTTCCGTGTTCCAGTTGCAAGGTTGTAAGCTTTTCCCATTCAGCACAAATTTCCATATACTTATCTACATACTGTCTTGGAATCATAGTCTCAAGACCATCTGTATTTTGCATCAATGGCACTGCATCAGGAATTCTTTCTGTAATCATCTCATACAACATAGTAAGACCAAGCTGACCATTGATAGTAATCCTCATAGTAAATTCAGGATCATACAGGAAGCTATTCTCATCATTACTTAACCCATAGGTTGAATTTAAGATAATCTTGTATACATAGTTCTTTGGATCCTTCTTAGGTATCTTCTTTCTTTCTTCAAAGAACCACTCATACAGATTACAAAAATCCTTCTTTGGTAAATGTGCTGGAGACCAACCATTTCTAATAGCAAGATTTGGATAATAACTGACAACATCTGAAGTCATAATTACCATATCTTTATTAGATTCATATACTCCGCTTTCTCTAGCACCATGAATACCACCTAATCCATAATCAGTTTTAATACCATTATATTGTACAGAATATTTAAATCCTCCTTTTGTTTCTCCAGTATATATCACTACTTCATTGAACTTATTCAGTAGTCTCTGAAAAGTAGCTGTTTCAAACTTGATATAAGGAAGAATAATCTCTGATACATTTATTTGATTTCTTTTGGTTCTCATGTTTTTTAAGTCCCATTTCTTAATTCCAGTCTGCTTACTCAAAAAGTGTAAGAATAACTCTTTAGAAATTCTAGGCTCAGATGCTGAGAATAAATCAATATTATATTCTTGTGTTAAGTTCTTTCTTAAATCAATCTGACTTTTGCTCAGATACATGATTTGTTTAGTAGACTTGACATCATTAATACAATATTTTATAATTTCTGGAATCTGCTCTTTTACAATATGTTTAGTATGATGGATAGGCATATCAATAATATTGTGCCAATCCATACTAAACTGTATCCATTTAAGACTAGATCTTTTAGCTGGGTTGTCCCAGTGATTGAGCTTAAATACATCAATCTGTCTAATGCTTAATTGTTTAGGAGAAAATTCAGAAAACTCATTTCTATTTTGTCTATGAATAATATCCTGAGCTTTACCATATAAGAATCTAGCTATTGTCTCACCATTTTGGATTAACAGATGCTCATGATTTCTTATAATGTGCTCAGTAATTTGACTGTCAAAGCTTAAGCCATTAAAACTAATGTGCCACTCATCTCTATCCCGGTTTTCCTTTAGAAAGATAACTAAGGCTTCTATGTCATTTTTAGCTTCATGACAAACAAATACTTCTTGATGTTCAGACTTAATGTCTTCAAATACTGCTACGAAACAATTACTAAGAGTTTCATAGTCCATTACATAATGTGTTCTCATGGCAGTGCTGTAAATAAATCTTCATGAAGTGGATCTTGTAATTTCTTAGTGTTGATCCATACTTTTGTTTCAGTAGGCATTTTAGCCTCACATTTACTACAATGTTCAATTCTTTCTGAATGATTTGAACTACAACAGTTGCATTTTATTGGAAAGCTAAAATAGGTAATTCTTAATGGACCTTCATCTCCACAATAGTAGCATGGTCCCCATGGCATATCTCCCATAATAATTGTGTTCAGTTAAGCTGTTCCCCCATTAAGTTAATAAAAAAAGGAGGTTACTGTACTTCACCTCCTTTTACCTTCTAAATCATGTCATCCATTAACCATGGCGGGCACAATATTTTTATACTTCTTCTGAAGAAGCACTCATAAACTTCTTATAATCAAATTTTGCATTCACTGCAAAAGTTTTAATTAGCTCTTCAATTGCAGAAGCATCTTCTACATAGAATTCTTGAAACACTTCAATCTTATGTCTCTCTTGTTTTTGACCTTTGGTTCCCACTACAGGTTGACCATAATCATCTAACTTAGGAAGCATGTGTAATGCAGTCTTTTTAATTTTTGATATAACCACAAGGACTTTTGTCTCTGGATCAAAAATACATTCTACATAAGGTGATGATTCTGAAATTGGAATCAATCTAAAAGTTTGGCTTTCTTGCCAAGTTGCTTGTACAAGCATCATTGTTTTTTCACTCATAATTGTTGGTTTTTAACAAAGTTATTGAATTATTTTTATGTTTTCCAAATCTGCAACCTCTATTAGTAATTTTTCCTTATCTAAATTAGGTTTATCACAGAGTTCACCAACAGATTGCAGCATTGCTATATCTACTCCAAGAATTCTTGCATATGTTTCATAATGTTTTTCAGGAAACAAATAACTCTCTACATAGGCATAGTTGCCACTTTTTTTATCAAAGAAATCTAAAATTTTGCGCTTTGTATTTACATCTATTTTACTGTATTTCCCATTCAGAAAGTACATCCAATCAGAACTTAAATCAGAAAAATTAAATATTACAACTAGAGTGTTGTCATCAACTTTAACAAGATCAATTAATCTATTATGTTTGAGAATAACATTCTTCTCAAACTGTAAATATTCTTGATCTGTTCTAGAATGATAAACACATACTAGTTTCATATCCTCAGAGTGTACTGTATTATTCCAACAAACATATGTTTCTTTTGGAACAACACTGGTACCTCTTTTTATGCCCAAGAGCGGATATAAAAATATCTTGGACTTTTGGAAATACTTCCTATAAAGCGCATCAATTACCATAATTTACAATTTTACATTACCTACTGCTAAGTCATATGGAAGATTGTATTTTTTATTCTTATAATGCCATCCAGCAATATCCAGAATTTGTCTAAAATCTTTTTTCCATTGTGACATAGATTCACTTGACACTTGGAATGGGTAAACTAAATTGTATTTGTCAATTACAATGAAAGTTACTTGAATATTCCATTCATGTCTGTCTGGTAATTCATTCAAGAACTTTTCTGCAGCTAGTACAAGATAGATAACAGCTTGTATCCAATACTTGTAGTACTCAACAGCTTCAGGAAAATCCTGAATAGACTTACCAGTTGTTTTTAAGTCATTAACAAAGATTGTTTTACTTTCTTTGTCAACAACTACATTGTCAAGAAACCCGTGAAGTCCAAAAGGTAATTTGTCATGATCCATTTTAATGTACAACTCATTAAAAACATCAATGTGGTCATCTTCCTCAGTTTTATCTAGCTGTAATAAAGCTCTAACTTCTTTATTACTTTTCAGTATCTCAACCTGTGCTTTGCAGCCATTCAAAGTAGGTTCATCTACTACTGATCTGTCTAAACTATTTTTAAGGAATTCAAAATACTCTTTGTTCTCTTCAGTGAGAATCTTTTCTAATCTTTGAGCATCTGTTTTAAGAGCCTGATAAAGATTTGCTGTAAGTAGTTGTGTGAGTATATCTGTTGAGTAGTCCTCCAAAAGTAATGAATTATTTCCAATACCACAATGTATCCGGAAAATTGTATCAATTACTTTTCTCTGACTGTCTGTAGGAAGCTTACCAGGTAAACTTATAAACTTATCATTATACTTGTCAGGTTCAAACAAGAGGCAGTGAAGGACACTACCTCCTACAAGGTGAGCATCCTTACTGTCTTCCCTCTGGTTGAGCACATAATGATTGTAAAAAGCAGCAGGTGAATAAAGTAATTTATTCAACCCACTGTAACTGAAGTAAAACTTCTTCTTATAAAACTGTTCTAGTTCATCAGAACCATTCAAAATCATCTCCGCCATTTGTTTCTTCTATTTGATTGTTATTTGATTCATTTTCTTGGGCCCCCGGCATTTCATTTAACTCAGATTCGGAAACAGGATCAGACTCTTCTAATGCTATTAACTCTGACTTGAGTTCATTTCTCTCAATTCTAGTTAATGCAATTTCTATGTCTTCATCAGTGAGTTCAACCTCTTCACAAAGGGTTACTTCTGTATCTGCAACCCCCGCAACCCCTGACACTGAAATTAGATCATCAAGATCACCATGTATCTCAATAGATTCTTCTTCAACCACACCTTCTGGAACAAAATTTTCTAATTTGTTATAGGTATAGTTTTTATTTAGCAACTCAAGTGTTTCTTGATTAACAGTAATAGTTTTTACTTTAAAGAAATCAGTACCACCTCTTTGCTCAATTTCATCAGAATATCTTTGCATGATAATATCAATCTTATCAGTATCAAGAACACCTTTGTCAATAAGAGACTTCATAACATCATCCACATATGTATCCATTGAATCTTTACCTAGATAACCAAGTAAAGATTTGAAATTCACATGTTTCTTAGTATGAGAGTTATATATTTTACTAGAGTGTTCTTTGAATAATAATTCTAGATAGAGTAAGCTGTCAATATAATTTGAATTGGACATAATTTCCATGGCCAATACATGATTATCATTATCTGAGCTCTTAAACATATCTGATAATTGTTCAAACATTACTGAGTCTATAACAACTGCATCAGGGCCATTGATATACTTAAGCAATGTAGCATCATTCAATACTTCAGTATTTAAGATGTTAGGAAAATATTTCCTGTATTCATCTTGAACAGCATAGAATGTTTTTGAATTTTGTAAACATTTTAAAACACCATCTATATTTCTGGCTTCAAAGAAAACTCCTTCATTTCTAATTTCATTAGAGGAACTGTAATCCATGAAGATATATTTCTCTGTATAGAACTCAAGGGCTGCATCTACATTCTCTGTATAATAATCATCCATTTTGTCTTTGACAGTTTCATAAACTTGTTTAAACAAATCTGTTCTCATTTTATACATCCATTGATTGGTACACATTTTATGGACAGTTGCATTACCTGCAAATATATGTGTTGCATCATCTATGTTTCTGACAGATTTAATACCATATTCTATGGTTAAATCTTTTAATTTCACTCGGGGAATGTTTACCCCAGGTAAAAAATACAATTTGTCTCCTTTAGTAGGAACATAATCTGCAGTAGAAATTTGTAAGTCAGCTTTTGAATTTGTAGATCCATAAATTGGTTCTACTTTAATTTGGACTTCACTTCCGTCTGCTTCAACATGAAAAAACAAATAATTATTCATAGTCTTAAATTTAATAAGGGGAGTTTTACCTCCCCCTATGCTTGTTTTTAATTAAAATTGTGTCAAAATAAAAGGGGAAAACCTTTTACGTTTCAATTACTTGACAGCCATCTTCACCACCTCTTGATTCATCATCAACTGGGAGAATTTAACTTTGTTTCCATTAACAATTTCTTTGACCATGTAATATCTCAAGTCATTAGTAAATGCATCACAGTCTGTAGTTAACTTAGCAATTCTATCAATGATAGGTTTAGCAATAGAACCCTTATCTGCAAGTGTCAATGAATAATTTATTACCCTTGTTGCAATTACACTAGAGATATCTGCACGGAAATCATCATCTTTACCAACAGCATTTGTCAATGAGTTCATTACATACTGCTCATCTTTGGTTAAGATGTCTACCGGACTAATTATTCTATCTAGTTTGTTATTAATGAACATAGTAAACATGCTAGAGAAATCTGCACCAACAGAACCCTCACCAATCATCTGAATCAATGGTAAGTTATCTTCAAACTTAGGTACAGAACTAATTGCATTAAAGAATGTAGTGATTGCTCTTGGATTAATTCTTTGAGTTACCAATTCTGGGTGCATCAACATAAAGTTAATACATCTACCATCTATGTTTGCTTTCTCTGCCCACTTAGCCCATACATCAGAATCATATTTCAACTCAACAGAGATAAATCTTGTCTTCTGAGCAACATCTAAAGAAGTTACATTGTAATCACCATTGTCTGGATTAGTAGTCAAGATAACATGCCAGTTCTTTGGAAGTTTCCAAGAAACATATTCTTGTCTATCCAAAATCTCCATTGTTGCCTGCATAAATCTTTGATCAGCTCTGGTGTAGTCATCTAATACTAAGAATCCACCTTCACCTTTACCCTGAATCCATTCAGGAGCAGCATGTGACATTTTCTTTCCTATTACTTTGTATCCTTTAGCAGTTGCGGCAGCTATCTGAGATTCATTAATCCAAGTAGTTTTAGTACCATCTGCATTTGATATCTGAAATTCTTTTACAGGAAAACCAACCAAGTCACCTAATTCTTCTAGCTGAGATAAATTCAGCTTTACAACATCCATTTGTAATTCTTTACCCAACTGCATGATTGCAGAAGTTTTACCCAAACCAGCATCACCTTCAATATTGATTGCCACAGGAACTTTTCCTTCTTTTTGAATGTGTTGGTTATTACCAACCATATGCTTAATAAAGCTTTTTAACTCTTCTACATTTAATTGTACTTGATTCATCTTTTTCTTTTTTTATAGTTCTAACTTAATTACTTTACCTGGTAAACTGTCATTCATATGTGACCTTTCTGACAAGACCCAAAGAATGTTTCCTTTTGGTCTTACTCTTGTATAACACTCACCATCAGTAAAATACACCAGGCTTGTATATTTTCTTTGGTTTTCATTAAAATATTCTAGGACGGGATCAAATTCAGTCCCACCTCTACCTAATACACTCATTTCAAACTTACCTTTGTAAGGTTCAATTGATCTGATTGTAGTATCACACTGCACTATGGTAATATCAACACCACACTTGTAAATGTGGTAGATTTCACTCATAAATTCTTTTAGTTCAGAATCACTTACAGATCCTGAAGTATCAATGGCCAACAACATGTGTTGTCTCATTTTTATCTTCAGACCTGGATTTGCATCAAATCTACGGTTCTCTTTTCTTCTGATCTTCTTAGTAAATACTTTTGTACTTACACCAGTAAATCTTCTAATGAAACCTCTCCAGTCAAATTTAGGTTTGACTATTTCTTCAATAATAATTACCCCTTCTATTTCTCCAGGAACATTACCTCTTTTCTTAATGGTTTGTTCCTTAGCATCTGTCAGAACTTTTTGTAATTGTTTTTCAATTAACTTTTGTTCTGCTTCTGTCATGTTTTCAAACTCTTCCCAGGTGTTATGATCAGGTATATTACCATTCTCTATATCATCTAAAAGTTGATCCATATTAGAATCACCAGTAGTACCATCTTTATCTTTTTCATCCTGAAGTTGCTTCAGTTTGTCATAATAATATCTAGCACCAGCTTTTCTATCTAGTTGTATATCAGTATAGTTATCTATATCAATACCACCTTCCGGTAGATACTGTTTATCTATATACTGATTAATCTCCATATCCATAGCTACATTAGCTAGTTTCTTGTCTGTAAACTTGAAGAATGTAGTAAGATGTCCAAATGCAATATGCAATAATTCATGCTTCAATAATCCTAGTCTATGGTCTTCACTAAGACTTTCCCAGAACTCAGGATTGATTGCAAGCTGATAATTAATTCCATTCTTGCTTACACCAGCTGTAGGAACTCTTTTACTATCCCACAACTTATTGAGCATAATAAGAAAGAACCCATAATAGGGCTCTTTCAACATTAGCTCTTTACTAGTTTTACTAAGACTCTGTTGTTTATCCATTATCTTTCAATTTAATGTTTATTTCAAAGCTGTCTGTTGGGTATCCAATTTGTTCCAACATACTAGTCATATCTCTTACAAAAAGTTCCATAAATAATTCTATAGAATTTTTAGAACCTTTATGTTCTGTAATTAGACTAAGAGTTCTTGGACTTGTTAATGATCCTTCACCTACAACTTTAATAATTTTGTCATGTACTTTTTTACCAGCACTTTCCCAGTCACTTTTTGGTAATCCACAAAACTTATATAGAACTAATAGTTCTCCTATATAAGCTTTTACATCCACACTTTTCAGTGCTTCAAATGCAATAACATGATTCTCTGTGTCCTCAGACTTAAGCATGTTTAATAAATTCTTTGTTTCTTCTTTGTCAAAAATCATTAGTCTTCAATTTTTAAAGTTTTAATTGCCCATTTCTCAGGCTTACCACTTGCAATCATATCTACCCATTCCTTCGCTGTTGGAATGTAATTATTGCAATCCTCTTTGACATGCTGTTCTCCAACATATCTTGTATACACTTCTTTGCCGTCAGAGTTGATAATAGTCATACCAAATCTTTTTTCACATTCAAATATTCCTTCACTATGGTGTCTGAATATTCTATGCATACTATGGCCAATCCAAGCTTTGGTTTCATCAAACCATTTATGGATTTCCAAATAATCTACAGGAGAGCCACCAAACTTTTTAGCTGATGACTTTGCATGTTGCCAAGGATGTGCCATACTACAGACTTTTAAATTTTTCTCTTAAGTCACCTAACTCAAGCTGTATCTCTGTATATTCTTTTTGCATAAAATCTCTAAGTGCTGCAGTATTATTTAAATAAATTTCTCCAGGTCTTAGAAATTTTCCTTCACCAGTAACATACTCTACAGTAGTTTTATTTATGGTTCCTGATATTGCTTCTAGAAGTTTAAGAGATCTAGTATGAAGCTTGTCAATCATTTCTTTTGTATACTTAGCTTCATTAAATTTTTTCTCGTCCATTACTTTTTCTTTAAATGTTCAATCACTCTTTCCCAATAACTTCTAGCCATCATTCTACCATCTTTATATGGTGCTAATGAATAAGTTGCTGTTGCAGATTTTAATGATTCTTCTTTAGCTTTTTCAGGACCATGTAGCTTACTTGCATAAGCATACATTTCATCTGCTTTTTCTTTTTCAGTCATTTTCTGCTTGTTCTAGTAAACTACCATCATGAAAGTAATCTTCTGTCTCAGTGATTCTTATGGAGTTATTAATAATATATTTTCCTGAAGGAACACATATACATAAATTACCAAAACCACCTTCATTATTCCACCAGTCTTCAATGTCATTTAAAAGTTTTTCTTGTGCAAACTCTTCAATTAAAGAATAAGCACTTGAATCTAACTCTGCTAAATTTGTATCATTGTCCCAGTCATCAATACCATCATTTACATCTTCTGGAGTAGCACAAGGTTCTTTTGTATATCCAATCCAGTCTATGGAACCGGAGTCTCCTCCACCATCATAATGCACTTTAATACCAGTAACACCTATATCAGCTAATTTAAATAAAAGAGTTGTTAGATCTTTCTCAGTCATAATTACTTAGATTCGGTAATTGTATATGTTCCTTCTACTACACCCCAAGAAGATTCTTCTTGAAATTTATATGTTTCTACAGAGTCTGTTGAATTCATTGGTCTAGTTAAATACCAAATTTCACTCTCTTTCCAAGTTACATTAATTAACTTTCTTCCCTTTGGTAAAGAGATTTTTCCTTCTCCACCCCAATTTTTTACTCTTGAATTTTCAGTACATGCTGTTAGAGTCAAGGCTAATAAGCCAAGACAAATAAATGATTTTTTCATAGTTATTTTGTTTTATAAAATCTGCCAAGAATGTTGGCATTTAAGTATTCTTCTTTCTCAAGCACTTCATATTTAAACTGGTGCTTTACCTCTTGATAAGTCAATTCCATTGCTGAGTAGCAAATCATTAGAATTTCCCTTTTAATTACAATACCAGCTTTGTGAGCATCTTTAAGAATTTTATTACTACTGTAATATCTCATAAAGTCTGGTTTAAGCTCCCTCTTGTACTTTTTAAGTCTTTTATCAGTAGACATAGCCAGTGCTTTTTTACCAAGAGGTCTCTTGATATTAGCAAAGAAGTTCTTCTTACCAATATATGCAACAGACTTACCATCTATGATAGCAGTCATAATGTAGATGAATCCTACACCTTCTTGAGGTATATCACCTTCTTCAAATGTTTTTCCCAAATATAACCAGCTCATTCTTCAAATGTAATATAATTCCTGCTTTTGTCATATTGTCACTTCTTAATGCAATTAGTTCATTAGTAACTTCAGTAAGTTCAAGTTGAAGCATAGCATTTTCTTTTTGCATATCTTTTATAATTTGCTGATAATCATCTAACTGTTCTGTAAGAAGTATTTCTTGTTCTTCAAGTGTAGTTATCTCATCTTTAAGCTCAGATATTTCTTCATTTACATCTTTCAATTCTCTTTCAATCTGAACTCTTACATCATCAAAATAACTTTGAGAAGAATTTATATGTCTTTCAAGTTCATCCATTGATTTTTCTAAATTCATAATGCTTCTTTTAATAATGGAATTAATATACTTCTTACAGCATCAATACCATGAAGTTTTACAGAATCAGATAGATCTTTCTCCATAGGAAGGTTAACTGCAATCAGACCAAACATTTTTTGATATTTTTGAGCAGCTTTTTGGCCAGCCTCATCATTATCAAATAACACAAATACATTTTTGTAATGCTTGATTGCATTAACAATGTAATTGGTAGGAATCATTGAGTTTTCACTGTCTGGAGAAATAGATTCAGCATCAGTAAGTTTTAATTTATTAAATGCCATCAAATCTTTCAATGAAGATGTAATAACAAGAAACTTTTTATCACCTCTGAGTTGCTCACTACCTTGAATATAATCCCGGACCTTTATGAATTTACTATCTTTTACTTTAGGTTGATAAATCTTATACAAAGTTCCATCCTTTTTAAAGTAACCATAAATATAGTTTGCACTAATATTCATCTTTGTAGTAATACCTAAGTTATCTTCTTTGGTCATTGTATAAAATCCTAAAGGGGCTACATTATAGTGCTCTAACATTTTTGATCCAATTCCAAAAGCTGTCCAATAGTTTTGATCTAGGTTATTCCAGTGTCTTATTTCATAATCAGATACACTAAACTTACTATGAGCTTTTAATTCAATCACTGGTGCCGGTTCATGAGTTTTAATATACTCACAGTAGTCATCAATAATTTTAAATGAAGCTCTAGCTCTACTTGGTAGATTAAATAGTGTTTGCACAAGATTTAATGCATCACCACCAGTACCAGAAGAAAAGTCTTTAAACTTATAAGTATTGTTGTTATCCATATAGATATACATGGAAGCTGTCTTTTCTCTACTGTTAAAAATAGATTTAAGTTTTACACTTTGTCCAGTTAGCTTTTCAGGTATCTGTAGATAAAACTCAAAGACCCATTCTTTAGGTATATCTTCTAGTTTGGCAATTAGATTTTTAGTAGAAATCATAGCAATAAAATAAAATAGGGGGAAGCTGACTCCCCCCTATGATTATTAATAATTAATCTAGACTGAAATCAGAAGAAGTATTAGTTGGCATAGAGAAATCATCATCATCTGCACCACCAAAATTATTTACTTCTTTTACCTCCAACTTTTTAAGATGTTTGCTTTCTTCATAAGAGATAACTTTACCTCCTTCTACTTCACCAAAAGAATACTTTCTGTTATCTGCTTTTGGAAGCCACATGTCATAAGTTGTATAACCACTTTTGTTCAAATATTCTTTACCTGCAACGCAGAACTCAAGATATTTATCTTTGATTGGAGCACTTGCATTGAAGGCATCTACAAAATCTTCAATACTGTTATGCTTACCATCTTGATCAACAAACCATTCATTGATACCTAAAGTTTTAGACAAGCTCTGTAAAAATATTAAAACTGATCTATCTCTTTGAATTTTGATACCAGTTTTAGTTTCACCATCTGCATATGCATACTGGCTTGCTTTCACTCTACCAATCTGACCTTCAAAACGGCCTTTGCTTTCATCATCCTTATCAAGCAAGAAACCTTCAAAACCTTCAATAGGTGCAGTTTCTACATGTAAAATTAAATGTTTAGCACCGTCAATGAATCTAAAATCTTCTAGCTCAACACTATTAATTTTTAACACATGATTACCTGGTGCAATTGTTTTTGCCATTGATGAGCCACCTGAGCCCAAATCTGTTGTACTTAAAGCCATAATTTACTTTTTATTATTATTTATTAAACGAATACTTTTTCCCATGAGGTTTTTAATTCCCCATCAATCATCTCTGTAATTACTATTTCTTCATTACGTAAATGCTCTGGTCTTGCACCACAGGTAACTTCTTCTGTAGTTTTAAAACTAAGAATGGTTTTGTTACCCTTTCTATACATATAACCAATGGCATCTGCATTAGCACAAATAAGAGACTTTATTTTACCTGTCAAATCAATGTTTGCAGACATAACCATCTCACCCTTATCATCAACTACCTTGTCTTTAATGTGACCAGATAAAATAATTGTGGGTGCTAATGTATCAATAAAATCTAAAACTTGGAAGAATGCTTGACGGATATATAAATATCCAGCACCATTTGGTAATGTCACTACAGTGTCACCATCAAAGTTTTTACCCATTGGAGTTGCTTTATAAAGTTTGATTGCCAGTGGCATAATCATATCTTCTAAAGCTGTTACTGTATCAATAGTAATAAACTTGTAAGGATTACCTGCAGCTTTAACAGCTTTACCAGTTTCAAGTAATTCTTGAAGACTGTTTACTTTTACTTTCAGAGCTTCAACAAAATCAGTCCCGTTCTCTAAATCAATAATCAAATTTTCTTCAAGTCCTGCATATGCAGTAGTTTTGCCAGTTTTAGGCTTAGAATAAATCACAATTCTTTTAGGATTATGTCTTTCAGCCTTAACTTTTGTAGTTGGAAGTACTATACTCATAGCTCACTTTTTGCTTTAGTAATCAGATCATTCAACCATTGTTTATCACTAACAGGTCTAACCAACATGATAGCTGCAAAATCTCTAAGAGATATATTAGCAAGTGTTGATTCAGTACCTTCAGGTGATTCTTTCAAACTTGGTCCATCAAGATCAATTTCTTCTTTTTTAGAAGGAAAATCTTCTTCAAAATCAGGAAAAGGAGCCAAAGACTTTTGAAGTTTTGGTAAACCATCCTGAGCTTTTTTAGCTTCTTCTTTTCTCTTCTCATAAAGTGAATAAGAAATTTCAGTACCATCCGGTTGAACCATCATCAATTCACTAGCTGAAATAATGTAAACAGAATAACCAGGTCTTTCTCTTAACTCATATTCCTCTGCATAGAATGGATTAGCTTTGAATTTAAACAAAGGTCTATCCTCTAGCATTGGACTATAATCTTTCTCTGCTCCTGCTTCATCTCTAATTACATCAATGAACTCCATATAAAGATCTTCACCTTTCTTTAGTTCACTTTCATAAAGTTGAATGTTTCTTCCAAAACGGCCTTTCTCATAAAATGCCATTTTCAATGTAAAGCTTGGACTTGCCAACTTTAACTTTTTAAAAGTTTCTGCATGGTGTGCAAAATACTCTCTTTCTTTTTGTTTTCTATCCATAATTTAAATTTTTACTTTTTTGTACTTAATGAATTTACTGCTTGTGCTGGAGGATTAACTTCAATTATCCTCATGTTAGTTCTATCTAGCTTAAAGAAGCTCATCTTTGTAAGGCCATTTCTGGATTTCAAAAAGTGAAAAACAAGAAGATCATCATCATCAATGATATACTTGTCTGGTCCATAATGTCTAATCTTTCTGATAGAAGGTTTGTTAATACCTAACACTACATCAGCATGTTGCAATAAAGCATCTGCTCCAAATAAATCAGAATCTAATACATAGTTACCATATTCTCCATCTCTTTGTCTGTCTGGGGAATCAATATTCCTATTCAACTGACTTAACACTACAAAAGCAACAGGATAGTGTTTTTTCATATAAGTTAATGCCTCCCCTAAGGAATATAACATTTCAAACTTATCTTTCTCTTGTCCTTTTGATACTTTAAATAGTGCAGAGTGATCTATGGTGACAAGCATATTGCTGTATTTTTTAACCATGTTTCCTTCTTTATCCTTGACCATTTTTGCCCGTTTCTGCATTTCATTATGAATAGTAGCACACATAACATCAACTGTACATGGATCATAAATAACTTCAACAATATCTCTATCCTTGGAGTTTTTATAAAGTTCAACACACTTATCAAATACGGCATCATCTAAAGGTTCTGCCTTGCTCATCAATGTATTGTAATCATACCCTGTATTCAGACTCAGCTTTCTGATACCATTGGTCTCATCAAGCATTTCAAACTGGAATTTTAAGACAGTAAATTCATGGTCTTTATTGAGTTTGATAATATCATCAATCAATTGTTCCATGAAGAGTGTCTTACCTGTTCCAGGTCTAGCACCTACTACGGTGATAGTTCTCCATTCTAATCCATCACAAAATGCATCATTAAATTTGGGCCAAGCACTTCTTAATGATTTCAATTGTCCTTTTCTTCTTGCATCTAATTTATAGATAGCTTTTTTGAGAGCTTCTCTCTCACTGACCGGTACCAAAGGTGCAGCCCCATTAAATAAATTTGCCATTCTATGATTTTTTGATTATTTCTACTTTTGCTAGGTTGTACATCTCATGAAATAGAGTAATTATTAACTCTATAAATAGAAACTGCCATATACCAATTGTTATAATAAACATATCAGTGGCTAGCCAACCTAAAACAGTTCCAAGAACTGCTAATCCAATTAAACCTAACTTGTTTTTCATTAATCCACTCTTTCTTTAAAATAATTGTTTACTTCATCCACCCCACTATTAATAAGTTCACAATAAGTTGCTAGATCAGAATCCCATGTCTTATCACTATTTTGCTTTCTTACAAAATATTGAGAAGTTCTCATGTAGTCATATCTTTGAACACTGTATTCAGTAACATATTTATGTGTAGCCTTAAAAATAGTGTCCCAAGAAAAATCATAATTTTCAAAAAACCATCTGAATGAATTCTCAAGAGTTTTTGGGTTCACTCTTGCATACTTGCCACTGGATAACTTCTTATTAGGGAAAATTTCATTATAATCCTTAATGTTTTCAAGAAAGTTGGGGCCAAGTAAATTATCGCTGGTTTTTTTCTTACTTTTCCTAAAATAGCCATCTATTTCAGTAATAAAGATAATACTTTTTGAGGTAAGCTGCAAATCTTCTGTCAACCATGCACCACTTTGCAGCTTTTTGCATTCAAGTTCTTTATTTACAAAGTTAGCAACTGCAATTTTCTCTTTAATGCAGTGTAAAACATAAAAAGTATTAGGAGTTAAACCTTCTCTAATAAGCTTAATAAAAATCTCTGTCATACTACCAAATTATTTGTTTATGTTTCTGTATTTCTATAAATACATTGTTAGAATCCCATTTAGAGCCATTATAGGCTGCACTGGCTGGATGTTTTACAAAAAACTTGATGTTATCTGTGTCATCTGTCATATCAGACCACTCTTGTGCTTTTTTACCCATGTATAAATAAACTAATGTCTTTTTATTACTGTTTAAATAATCAAGCAAATAAGCAGTGAATGGTTTCCAAATGTCATAATGACTACCAATCTTACCTACTTCAACTGTAAGAGCTGTATTAAGCATTAAAATACCTTGATTAGCCCATCTTTTAAGATCAGGTTCTTGGTATGAAGGAAACTCTTGATATACTGTTCTTTCTATCTCTTCAAAGATAAATTTTAAACTTGGTTGTATTTTACCTATGTTACTACAGCTAAATGATATTCCATCAGCAACTCCTAATTGAGGATAAGGATCTTGTCCAACAATTACTACTTGTAGCTGATCATAAGGACATTCTTCAAATGCTCTAAATACTTGCTTCAATGGTGGTGTAAATCTCTTGTCAGCTTCAGTTAAAGTTTTAAGCTTGATGATTATATCATCAAATTCAGAACTAAATATAAAAGATTTAAGAACCTTATCCCATCCATTATGTTTAAGTTTATCAAACATTTTTTGTTTAATTTCTTCTAAATCCATTTTTTTACTATTTTTGATAAAAATTAATATTATGAGTACTATTAAAGTTAAACATATAAAAGATGATGCTATCATCAATGTTCAAGTAAATAATCATTACTATGCAATGGTTAAAGCTCTTATCTATAACCTATTCTTTATACTTAAAGAAAAAGGTGTTACAGATGATAGTTTGCAAAATATTTTAAATAAAAAATATGAAGAACTATCTGCTTTAGAGCAATCATTTTATACAGTAACTTTATTACTTGGTGAAATTGAAAGACAAGCATCACTAAATGATATGATTGAAGAAAAGGAAATAGAAAAATCTGAAATTGAAAAATCTTTAGATGCTTCTAAAGATTAATATTATAATTTTCCCTACCAATTTGTATACAAGCTTCAATAGCTAACATTAAATCACTCTTACTACACTCTCCAAAAGACTTGCCGGCTAGCCCGGCTTGTTCTTTTATAACCAGTTTCATTTCTTCAAATGTATAACCGGATTCTTTTGCTAATTCTCTAATACAAGCATGTACTTTTGCAAGTTGTGCTTTACTGTGATCAGGACCATGTAATTCAACAAACATGTCAACCTTATCACCTTCCTGTAGTTTATCTACAAAGATTTCATATGCAAGTTTGTCTTGAGGACTTGCAAATATCAATTTGCCATCCTTTTTAATAAATTTTCCTGTATGCATATCTAACAAGTTATGTTACCCATGATTTCCAGAAATTGATTGTAATGATCTCTTAATACTATTTCTATTGCTGGAATATCAAAAGATTTTAAAACCCATTCATCATCAACAACATCAACATTATCAGTGCTATGGAGTTCTATTCCATTACACAATTCTTTTTGATAGTAAAAATAGTCATAACCATTATCACTTATCTCATTGGTTATTTCTATTTTCTCAAACCCTAGAGATATCAATTCTTCTTCACTCATTTCAATCTATGTTTTTATAAATAATATGGATGACTACTACAAATATGCAGTCAATCATCCCAGCCAGAATGTGTTTCATCTCTATAAGCTAAAATTAATACTAATACTACACCACATATAATGGCACCAATTACATAGTTACTCATTTTTTCTTATTTTTAGGTAAATACTTTTTTTCAAACTTTTCCCAACCTTTGGGATCAAACTGTGTAATAAGCAAATCAAGTTTTATTTCATCTTCATGTTCATCACACATTCCTATACCTTTAATGTCAAGGTCTGGACTATATCTTTTGGTAGCAGGAGCTCCACATTTTACACATTCCATTCTATTCTGATTTAAAGGTTTCGTTGTAGTATTGTCTTCTATAATTTTCACTACCTTCATAATGTGCATTATTAATTTGCTCTTTCTCCATTTCTTTTGCTTGTTCAAATAAACTTTGGTGAACACTTACTCCATAAGGATTAATTTGTTCTTCCAACCATTCTACTGCTGTTAACTGTTTTTCTGTTTTCATTTTATTCTGATTTATTAATTTTTAATAAAACAATCATCAAGAGCAATTCTTAACCAATCTTTAAATGATAAGAGATATAGTGTTCTTGACACTTCAATTAGCTGACCATCTTTGGTAACTTTTCTCCATGCATTGCCTGTTTTCACAAAACATGCTGGAGCATTGTTGTATCTAAGAAATGATATCAGTTGTCTTTCATCTACAGGAACTTTATCAGGATTTACATTAATAAAATGATCTCTCCACCAAATATTAGTCACCATACTTTTCTTCTAATAAATCTTCAATACTCTGTGGTCTATAACCAACTAAATGAGCATCAACATTAAAATACTTATGTAAAGTAGGTGCCGGTTTGTGATCTTTATCTAAATAGCTATCACTTACCACTACTTCCTCAAGTTCATTAAGATGATGAATATGAGCATGAATGTTTCCCCGGTAGAACTGTGCTTCATTAGGATGTATAGGAACATGTGTAAGGATGAATCCTTTGTAATCTACTGCTCCAGCAACACCGTCTACATAGTCCAGTAATTTTCTAACATCTTGATGTCTATCATGGTTTCCTAGTACAACTATCTTTCGGCCAGCTAGTTGATCTAACTTGTAGTAATCTAAAGATTTCTCCATAGTAATATCACCTACAATGTATGTTAGATCTCTCTTAGCTACTGTTTGATTCCACTCCTGAATTAAAAATTCATCTTGTTCTTCTGCATTATCCCATCCACGGTGTTTTGCAATTGCATTATGCCCAAGATGTAAGCATCCAATAAATCTAACTACACTCATTTTTATCCTTTTTGACTTAAAAATGTTTCAGGACTAATTATATCTCTTGTATAATTTATATCCTTATAATTTATATTATCAAGGGTCCATAATCCCATTTCTTCTATCCTCTTAGTTCTTAAAGTAAGTATAGAATATCCAGTAAGATGAGCATTATCATCATCATCACTAAGTAACATACCTAGCATGTTCTGCTTCTCATCTTCTGTAATATATTTTGTCTTTACTAATAAGTTTAACTCAGATAGAAAGATAAATGGTCTGAAGTCTCCTTTTTTGTTACCATGGGTATACATATACCATAGGTATCCCATATTACTATCTTCTACTTTACATACCATATGATGTTCATGGCATATATTTTCAATCAAACTTGTAATCTTTTTGTCTCTAAATATTTTAATCATGATCTTAAAAAATTAAATACTGCTCTTAATTTCTGGTGTTCATCTATCAACCATTCTGGAGTAAACTCTTCAGCATGCTCTACAAAGTTAACTCTAGTATGATACTCAAGATCATGTGTAAAGTTTACTACCCAGATATAACTGATGTAGAGTTTAAATTCAAGACTCACATTTACTTCCTTTGAAATAAA